AATAAAACAACAGGTGACGGCGCAGTATTTGATGATAATGCAAACATTGCAGACTGGCCTGACTTTCAAGAAACACAACCAGACATGGCTCCAATTATGGCTCCTCAAGTTCGTGCGCAAAGAGACACTCTTTTAGCAGAGTCTGACGCTATGGCCTTGGCTGATCGTATTACAGCAGACTGGACTACTTACAGGCAAGCTTTAAGGGATGTTCCTGCTCAAGAAGGCTTCCCCTTGTCTGTAGAGTGGCCTACTCAACCTTAAGGAGAAGGTAAATGACAGCAACAAGAAATAACGCAGCAGTAGGTGCTTTACTTTCTACAGCAGGGTTAGATGACACTATTCAGTCTACTAACATTAAACCAAAAGCTTACTTAGAAACTTACTCTGCTGCTACAGCAGGGGCAACAGTAACACTAGACTTGTCTGTAGCAACTTCTTTCTCGGTAACTTTAGATCAAAACACAACGTTTGCCTTTAGTAACCCTCCTGCTAGTGGTACAGCATACAGCTTTACTTTGTTTATTACTCAACCTTCATCAGCCAAAACTATTACTTGGCCTAGCTCAGTAGACTGGGCAGGAGCAACTGCCCCTGATGCTCCAGGAGCCTCTGAGGTAAATGCTTATGGTTTCCTTACTAGAGACGGAGGGACAACCTACTATGGATTCTTAGGAGGAGCAGCTCTTGGCTAATTCTTTTGATAAAACTTTAATGGGAGCAGCAGCAGCAGCAGGGGGTGGTCCTCCAGATGACCAGTTTAATCTCGTTAGTTTTCTGTCTCATTTTGACGGCAGCAACGATGGTGTGAACAATGTGTTTGATGATGGCTCTTACAGCAACCACACAATCACAGCCAACGGGAATGTAACCCAAGGATCGTTTGGGCCATTTGCTAGACCTGATGGTGAGTGGGCTGTAAGTTTAAACACCAATACAATCTTAGGTGAAACTGGTTATTTACGAGCGCCTAGTTCTGGGGATTTTGGCACAGGTGATTTTACCTATGAGGCTTGGATATATATGATAGCGGGGGGCGGTAACCCTGTTCTTTTAGCAAATAGTGGTGGCGCAGTTGCTGTTTTTAGATTTGGCAACACTACCTCTTATCTTTTTGGAAATAACGATACATCGGGCCAAACAAGTGTCTCTTTTGGAGACCTATCAGCAGCAACGTTTCAGTGGAACCATATTGCTTTGGTTAGAAGTAGCGGAGTAATAAAGTGCTATTTAAATGGCACTGCTAGTTCCACGACTTTATCAAGTTCTCAAACTACTGGCGCAGCAGAGTATATTGGTACAGCCCGAAATTATACAAGCGGAAGTAGACTTTTTGACGGGTATATATCTAACGTGCGGTTTTCTGACGTTGCTAGATACACCTCTAATTTTACTCCAAGCACTGCGCCGTTTGTTTCAGATTCAAATACAGATTTGCTAACATGCCAATCAAACAGGTTTGTTGATAACTCATCTAACGGGCGCACAGTCACTCCTTATGGAAGTGCAGGTGTTACAGCATTTAGCCCATTCCTGACCAGCAGTGTGTATGACCCTGCGGTGAACGGAGGGAGTGCTCATCTTTCAGCAACCACTGATTATTTGTCCGCAGCAAATTCTTCTGAGTTTTTTATGGAGAATGATGCTTATACTATTGAGTTTTGGACTTTTGGCGGTCCCGCAAATGGCTCGCAATATATTTTTGATAATTATAAAACTGGTCTAACTGGTGGAATGACTATGTACCTTACTACTGCTGGTAAAATTCATTTTCGTTTTAGTGGGAATACTGGTGGTTATAAAGATACCGTCACTAGCAATGGTGCTTTTATAATAAGTCAGTGGAGCCACATTGCCGTTGTTAGAACGTATGTTTCAAGTAACACAACAGTGGTCATATATGTAAACGGGGTGGCAAAAGCTACTGAAACATTTAATGGTATTACGGCTCAATCAAATACATCTGAGGCTTTGACTATAGGGGATGCGTATCAAGGGTATATTTGTGACTTTAGAATGGTCAAAGGCACAGCAGTATACACAGGCAACTTCACCCCACCAACAGCCCCATTAACAGCAGTCACCAACACCAAGCTGCTCTTAAACATGAAAAATGGTCAGGCGATTGACAGTGCTGCCCAGAATAATCTGACGTTGTATGGCACAGCTAAAACTAGCACAGCACAGAAAAAGTTTGGCACTGCTTCTTTGTTGCTGGATGGTAATAGTGATTATGTTAGTTTTGCAGACACAGATGCTAAGTCTATGTTTAATTTTGGCGCATCTAAATGGACTATAGAAGGCTGGTTCTACCAAGAAAATAATGCATCTTCTGGTTCTTCCAGCCATTCAATAATATCTCGGTGGGACAATCAAAACAATGACAAAGGTTTTATTTTTAGAATAACAAATAGTAGTGGACAAAAACTGCAATGGTATCACACGACAGATGGCTCTACTAATAGAGTTCATACTGACAGCCGAACCATAAGTAATAACACTTGGTATCACTTTGCTCTTGTAAAGAATGACAATCTTACGTTGTATCTTAATGGCACCGGCGCAGTATTAAACAGTAGTGCATTTACTATTAAATCTACAACGATACCAACATTGATTGGCTCTGTGCATGAGAGTGGTTCACCTTCTCAATATTTTAATGGTTATATTGATGACTTGCGAGTTTCACACATGGCTCGTTACACCAGTGATTTCACAGCCCCGACCAAAGCATTCGCAGATAAAGGACAATAGATATGAAGATAGCAAAACTAGATGGCGGCACAATATCCGAGATAGCAGACCACAAGTCTCTCTTTCCCAACACGTCCTTCCCTAAAGCTGGACCTGATGCTGATTGGCTTGCAGCTAATAGCTGTGCAGAAGTAGTAGTATTTCTAGCTTATGACTCAGCCACGCAGAAGAACGAGAGTGTAACACCTTACTTAGAAAATAATAAAGTTTTTACTCGCAGAGTCACTGACATGACAGACGAAGAGAAAGCAGCGGTAGTTACTGCGGCTAACTCTGAAGCAGCTGCTCGTAACAGAGCCACACGGGACACTCTCTTGGCAGAGTGTGACTGGGTAGTCACCAAGGCACTAGAAGCTAACACTGCTACCCCTACGGCGTGGGTTACTTACCGTACGGCACTACGTAACATTACTACTCACTCTAACTGGCCTAACTTGGCAATAGCCGATATAGAAGGCAACGGGGGAGACTGGCCCACAAAGCCCGTACAATGATCCACGTATTTGCTTTGATGTTATACATAGGAGCGGGTGAGGACAAGAAACTTATAAGTGATGACATGTACTTTCGCAAGATTGAAAGCTGTAACTACTACGCAGAACAACTTATTAAGTCTTTTGGTTCTCACCCTAACAATGACCCTAGAAGGGCTTACTGTATTCCTAAAACAGTAGATCCTGCTAAAGAACAAATTTACTACTAAAAATAGAGATCGCTAATGATAGATCTCTCTAGAAATACCAACTAAAGGATCCTTTATGTCAAGAAGATCAGAAAAGAAAAAGTCCCGTTATGCTGATAAGAAAGAAGGTAATGTTCACGTATTACCTAGATTTCATGTTCTTCCTAAGAATGAAAAGCAAAACTACTTAATACAAGCTATTAAGACAAGTCCAGTTGTAGTGACCATTGGTTGTGCTGGTACTGGGAAGACTTACTGTAGTGCTGGAACGGCAGCACAACTTTTTCTGAAGGGTGGCTATCGAAAGATAGTGCTTACCCGCGCTAACGTACCTACAGGCAAAAGTCTAGGACACTTTCCAGGGACTATCGCTGAGAAGATGACCCCTTGGTTACTTCCTATGTTGGAAGTACTTAAGAAAGCCTTCGGTACAGGTAAGTATGAGTATTTACTGAGTAAAAATGACATTGAGATTCAGCCCATTGAAACTATACGAGGACGTTCTTATGAGAATACTCTTGTACTAGTTGATGAGGCTCAAAATTTAAACATGGATGAACTAAAAGCCATAAGTACACGCATCGGAGAAAACTCTAAACTAATTCTCATGGGAGATCCTGCTCAGTCAGACGTAAAGGCTGGAGCTGATCTTATGAAATTCTGTAAACTTATACAAGTTAATGGTATTGGACTTCCTGTGATTGAGTTTGGTATAGAAGATATTGTTAGAAGCGATATAGTTGCTGACTTAGTAAGGATGTTTATAGCAGAAAAAATCTAATTTAAGGAAATAACTATGAAAACTTATTACTATAAAGGGGCGCAAATACTTACTCCTTTTACAATTACATCAAACGAACCTATGTTCGATATGACTACTGTATCTTTAAAAACACAAAGAGCGTCTCAGGGTGCTCAACGTTGGGAACTGTCTTTTGACGTTGTTGCTGAAACTAGTAATCAAGCAGATCTTTTCCTTAGTTCCTTTGAAGACTTAGAATCCTCAAATACTATGATTATGCCGCAATTAAATAACTCTACAAGCACAGCATCTAATATGTATGCAACAGAGGCTATAGGCGCAAATTTAAATGAAATTACCCTGCCTATTTCAGTTTCAGCTGCAGCAGGTGCAACACAAGTTAGCGTTGGAAGTGGTACTGCGGTGGTTCATGGCCTAATGCCAAAAGGAACTTTTATCAAATTTAGTAATAGTGATAAAGTTTATATTACAACCTCCGATGTAACTTTTTCAAACTCAGGGACAACTATTAATATTTATCCCAGATTAAAACAAGCTTTAACTACTGGGAATAATATGGTAATGAAAGATCTTGTTCAATTTTCCTATTACAGAGATATAGGAAACCAACAAGGTATTACTTTTATGGATGGTATTCTTTCTGATATTGGACGAATAACTTTAATCGAGGCAGTGTAATGGCTAGAACTTTCTCAACTAATTTTACAACTGCCCTTAACAGTGACTTTGTTAAGTATTTCTTTTTAATTGAAATTGAGCTAGAAAGAGTTTCTGCCAATAATCCTAATAGAGTTACTTACTATTATACAAGCTTTAATCGAGATATTTCTTGGAATGGTCAAACATGGGTAGGGGATGGTGGTGTTTTTGAAATAGATTCTCCTAGGTTTTCTTCTATAGTTGATAGAGAGGCTTATATCATTACGCTTACAGATGCAGCCAATGGATTATCAGATACTTTTAAACAAGGTGTTATTGGCAATAAAATAAAAGTTAGACTCGGCTTACTTAACAGCAATGAGCAACCAATGACAGGCACCGACAGTAACGGGGTTAGTGATATTATTTTTCTTTATTCTGGCTTTATTGATGCTCCAACAGTTTCTATTAATTGGGACAGTAAAATTGCTAAAATTGAAGGAACTTCTCCTATGGCTGATTTAGATCAAATAAATTTGACCATGATTTCTAAAGATGGAATGGACCAAAAAAATTCTACAGATACTTCTTTTGACAGTATTTATGAAGATAACGAAACTGCTATTTCATGGGGGAAAATCTAATGGGATTAGGTATTTTCAATATTATTAGTATTGGACTAAGTATTGCGTCTGCAGCTTATCAACAAAAGCTTGCAAGAGAAGCTGAAAGAAGGCGTCAAGCTGCGCTTGATAAAGCTCGCGGTCAAAAGTTTAATATAACCTCTGAAGCCGCACCTTTACCTGTTATTTATGGAAAACAAATAGCAGGGGGTACAAAGACAGGTCATAAGGTTAAAAACAACTATACCGCTTCAGGCTCTACTGATTATGATACTGCTTTTGAAAAAGCGTTTTCTAATACTACTCAACCTGGATCTAAAAAAGAATTTTTAGCAGTTCAAACAGCACTCTGTCACGGAGGAATTGAAGGTGTTCAACATATAAAAGTTAATGGAATTGACTATCGCGGTGCAACTAGTGACATGAAAAATAACAAAAGCACTTATAGACACAGGTTTCATACTCATAATTCTGGTGGTGGTGATAGTGCCTCTGTTAGCATGGGGTTTCCTATAACCAATACTTTTACTGATACTGCGTGGGTTGCTTCTTTTTTTAAACTTAATAGAGAAACACCGCAATATAGCGGCTCTCCAGAAGTTGAGTATATTCTTAAAGGACGTAAAATAAGAAAAATAAATAGTTCTAATTTTACTTTAAATACTAGCTATGAATATTCTAACAACCCTGCATATTGTTTATTAGACTATTTATTAAATAGCGATTTTGGCAGAGGACTTAGCTCTAGTGATATTGATTTAGAGTCTTTTTATAACTCATCAGTTATTTGTGATACAATAAAACTATCGAATGCAACTCTTGGTGGTTCTGTTAATGGCGCAAAACCTATTTTTAGTTTTTCTACTAATGACGCTTTTCCTGGAGTTAATGACTTTTCAACAGGTAATTTTAGCACTGCAGATGCTTCTGATGCTGATTATTTATATTTTGCAGAAGATATTTCTCAGCTTTATTCGTTAGCTGTTGCATCCAATGGAACTCCAACTTATACAACCATAAGTACTCCAAACTCTGAAATTATAAGACTATATGAGTGTAATATTACTCTAGATACTACAGAAACTTTAAGAGACAATATAGAGAGAATTCTTGCTACTATGGGGATAGCAAGTCTTACATGGACGCCCGAAGGCAAGTATAAGCTATCGTTAGAATACCCCGCAGACGAGGCAGGAGTTGTTTCCTTAGTCAATAGTAATCATTCTTTTACTGAAGATGATATTATAAGAAATGAAGCTACTGTTGTTTGGCCAACTGCTCAAGAAAGATTTACTCAAGTTACTGTACAATTCCCAAATGAAGCTGAAAACTTTGATATGGACTCTGTAACTTGGCCTCCAACTTCTTCTTTATCTACCACACCTTACGCTATCTTTTTAGCTGAAGACAACAATAATCCTCTAACTAAAAGTTTTTCTCCTGAAGGAATTACTAATAAGTATAACGCACAAGCCTATGCTGAACAACAAGTCAGAAAGTCTAGAGGAATTTTTACAGTAGATCTTACTTTATCTAGAAAAGCCTTAACAGTAGAGCCTGGAGATATTATACATATTAAATCTGATAATCTTGGTTTAATTCAAAATAAAGGGACGGTTAATGAAACAGGTTATAATTTTAAAGTAGAATCTGTAGCAATTAATGATGATTTTTCAGTGAAAGTAAAATGTTATCATTTTCATTCTGGTTTTTTAGCTTGGAATGTTTTAGACGATACTGCTTACTCAATACTTCCTGAAATTGACTTTTCAGTAGCGGCCCCTGTTGGATTAACTTTTACAGCTTCAGGGAATCAACTTTATGGAACTTCTGCTGGAAAATTAACTTGGACTGCTTCTGATGATATCTCAGCTAAAGATTATGTTATCGAAGCAAAGCTTTCTACTGAAAACGATGATCAATACCAACAAATAGGTAGTACAGTTAATACTACTTTTGACATTCTTGGTATGAAAACTGCTACCTACATCTTTTCAGTAAGGGCAAGAAACATAAACAATAGGCTTTCTGATAGAATAACACTTCAACAATCTTTACAATTAATTACTAATGGTTCTGTTGAAATTATTTACGCTAATACCGCAAACGCTTCGACTAACACACAGTCTTACACGTTTTCTACTCAAGAGTTTGTTGCTTATTACTCTCATACAGGCAGTCAACCTACACTTCCGATAAGAACAGGGATAACATTTACTAGATTTGTAGGTGCAGATGGGACTTCAGGAAATAGTACTTTCCCTATTTATGCGGATAGTGCTTCTGGAACTAATCAATCTTTTAGTGCAGTAGGAAAAACTCATGTAAATTTTTATTCTTCAGCAAGTTCTCCGAGCTTACCTGTTAGTGGTTTAACTTTTGTTCCACTAGGAACAGCAGGAACAAGAGGCCCAGGTTGGTGGCGTTATGTTGATTCAACAAACGCTTCTGCTTATTATACTACTGGCGCTAGTTTACAACAACAAACTAGAATTAATGCGGCATTTACAAGTGCAACTTCTCTTACGGTTACAGAATCAGACAGATTTATAATTAAGTGCACAGACATTGCTATTGCTTATATTTATAATGGTGCAACTTGGATTGCTCAAGCTGATTTTATAGATGGAGACTTAATGGTTACTGGTACAGTTACCTCTGATAAACTTGACGTAACTAACTTGTCTACAGTAACAGCCAATATGGGAACGTTAACCGCTGGTAAACTTGAAAGTCCTGATGGAAAATTTAAAATAGACCTAACAAATAAAGAAATTTTAATAACGGTGTAGAAAAATGAAATTAAGAGTATTACAACTTAGACCTTTGATGACAGCTTCTGAAAGATGGAGATCAACCTCTATAGAAAATACATACTATGTTCAAGTAGTTAATGGCCACGGAGTGTTTTCTGAAAATAAAGAAGGAGCCTACGCTGAAATTAAAACTTGTCCAGATCTTTCCTTACTACCTGATAATGTTGAAAAACCCACTTATTATGTAGAATGGCCTAGTGGAAAGTATGCTTTTTATGTTCCTGATTCTTGGGAATACGATTCTCCTTTTGAAGGACGTCCTTATTGTGTAGAGGGGCGACTTATTTGGAATTGTTATAGTTTATGTCAACACTATTACAAAAAAACTTATGATATTGTTTTACCAGTTTTTGACGCTAATCTTTCTAATATCCAAGATGAATTTGTTATTTCTCATTTTGATCATAACGAAGAACTACAAGATAACTGGGAGCTTGTATTAGACCCTCAAGTGGGAGACGCTGTTTTCTTTGCAGTAGGAAAACCTGCTTTTGAAAAGCAAGCTCCTAATCATTGTGGAGTTTATTTAGGAGATAGTAAATTACTTCATCACTTTGTAGGCCGATATAGTTGTATAGACAACTTTGAAGCTTGGGATGAATGGTCTGTAACGTATCTTAGGAACAAAAATGTCTAAAACCTTTTGGTCTGGCCCCGTTACCACTGAAACTTTTAACGGTACTTTATCTTCAACTCAAGTGTCTGCTAGTGAATATGGTTGGTTACCTGTTTTTCCTTCAGACGCTTTTTCTTTATCTTATGATGGAGTAGACTTGGTTAATCAAACTACTAATTCTACTACCTACGATTTTTCAGTTTCTCATCATGCTAACGGATCCCGTGTTGATTTTCATAGTAGTTTTTCTTCTAACCTTAATACTTCAAAAATCCTTATTGTTAATACAACCGAAGTTAAATGCGCTATTTATAATGGAGATAACACAAATATTGAAAATTATAAAACAGCAGAAAATGATCCAAGCAATATTTCTAATCCTTTAACAGCTGCTCAAAAATTAAACTATCTTTATTTTCATAGTGATCTTAATTATTTAGGGAACACAGACTCTTCAACTACTTTAATTTATCATCCAGCAAGGGCTGCAACTCCTGCTGTTTCAAGTGGAAAATACTCAGGTGTAACCTATAACTTGTCTTCAGGAGAACAAGAGTGGACACTACTAAATCATTCTGGAACTATTGATTCTCCTTTTATTATAAAAATAAATAATAATCAAATACCTTCTGGATACCCTGTGCAAATGAATGGTGCAAGTGTAAGGTCAGTAAGCGCGTATAATGATGGAACTTCAATTAAACTTCGTGAAAAATGGATGACTGTTAAAGACTCTTTATCCGCTGCTTTTCAAACTTACACTGTTTATGTTTTTAAAATTTTAGGAAATAACACTACAACTTCTTTAAATAAATTACAAGCTACCGCCACTAGTTTTACAGCAGGAGCAGGGAGGCTTAACACAGACTATAAGTATCTTAGAAGAGCTTCTGGAACTCCTGACTTTTATTTTATAAAAGGAAAAACAGCAGATACAGAAAGAGGCTATATGAAAGTAATCGCGCCCAATGGTTATGTAGCCTATAATCCTTCTGGTACAGGTCTTTCTTGGAGCCATAGACATAATTCTCAAAACATTCAATCAGGAGTTACTCCTCTTTATGGCAGTACTAATACGTTTTTAACAGGAAGATCTTATGGTGCAAGAGTCGGCGGAACATCTAACACTAGTTACGTTTATGGAACCCCGACTAATCCTGCTTATTCTGGTTTAGGTGCAGGGTATTATAATCGATATGGTCCTGCTTTTGTTGTTGGAAGTACTAGACAACTTTGGGCTTATGAATTTTATATTGGAAGTGGTAATACAATAGAAGACAGGAATATTATGTGGAACCCTCCTGAGACTCAAGGCTATTTTTACAACCAAGCAGGATTTTGGGCAGGTCAATACAATACTGGAAACGATACTGTAAATAAAAACTGGCCACTTTATGGTGGTGATTTTGGTGGAGTAACAGCTTGGGTAATTCCTTTTGGTAGTCCTGCTCAGGGTTTTCCAGCAATTGCAACTGCTGCTGATAGCGATGAGTTTACTACAATACCCAACTGGGACACTTTGGGAAATTCAATAGGTATGGTGATATGAGTTTTGAATTAATTAATAATAATATAAAAATAACAGATTCCAGCGGAGATACCGTTTTTGATACTGACACTCCTATGCCTCATATTATACATCAGGCTTCTGTAGGGGTTAATACTCCTGCTTGGAACGCCCCTTTATCTACTAACGGCAGCTATGGAGGAACTAATTGGAGTACTTCGCCCCCTATTACCCCTTCATCCCAAGGTCATACTTTTCCTATAGTAAACGAATATTCAATGTTTTACGCTTCAAATGTTGCTGATTCTGTAAACTATGCTTGTTATAGCCAATGGGTGCATAGGTGGTTTTTTAGCACTTGTTTAGAGCCACTAGAGGCAACTACAAGCAAATTAATTGCTACTATTCCAACAGCAGGATTAAACGCAGATTTTGTGTTAGTTCAAGGAAAACTTGCAAGACTTAGTGTTTGGAATGGTCTTGGTGGAGTTGACGCTCCCCAACAAGACGACTACGGTATTTTTCAATCAGGAATTCCTGATATCGTTACAACAACTTCTTCAGGAGTTACTACTGGAACTTATGCAGGGTCTATGTCATTAAATGGAACTACTCTTCTTGAAACAGTGTTTACAGGGCAAGGCGAACAGTGGTTGACTAGAACATTAGATATTAGATACGTTCCTGCTACGGCTACAGCTGGAGGGTCTGTTTATGCAGATTGGAAGCACTCAAATTCTAGGTGGGAGTCGGATAAACAAGTAGCTCTTCAGGGAGGATGTAATAGTGCAGTACCTTCTGCAGCATACGTTCCCTCCTCTATTTCGACTGTGAGTGTTTGGGACGCTTACTACGAAGTTTTCTTTGGTAAATTTACATTATAAAGGTTAAATTATGAATATATGCGAAATCTTATCGATAAGTCACAACTCTATAGGTAATAAAATTACAGTTCAAGCAGATATTTGGAAGCGTATGGAACACTTTTCAAAAAAAGTAGACAGTATAGTTTTAGAATTAGACGGTAATTTTCAAACTCCTAGAGAAAATTTAGAAAAACAAGTTTTAGAAATTTACGAATCTTCTTTAACTTAAATAAAAGGAAAGTTTATGACAGTAACTATGGAAAGAATTCTTCACTGGAAAATTTTACCAAGGCTAATGATGTTAGCTATGACCTTTATGTACGTAACAGTGCTTTATTGGTTTATGGACCTTCCCCCCGAAGCTATGACTTCACAAGCAACAGCCTTAACTGCAACCGTTACAGGCGCTATGACAGGCGCTTTTGCTGTATGGTTAGGGCATGAACAATGATTGGTAAAATTATAGGTAGCCTTACAGGGCTGGCTACAAGTATTATTGATGGCAAAACTCAGATTAAACTCACCGAAGCTGAAATAAAAAAGAAACAACTTACTGGTGAAATTGACTGGGATCTTGAAGCTATGAGAGCTACAGAAAACAGCTGGAAAGACGAGTGGATTACGCTACTATTTAGTATTCCTCTTATATTAGCTTTTTGTGGTGATTGGGGCAATGATATTGTAGCAAGAGGGTTTGCAGCCTTAGAAGTAATGCCTCAGTGGTATCAAATTGCTTTAGGAGGCATAGTTAGTGCGTCAATCGGTATGCGCTCAGTAAGTAAGTTTTTTGGAAAAAAGTAGGATAAATTTATGAAAGAAAATTTTAAAAAATGTTTAGAAATGTTGTTATCTCACGAAGGAGGGTTTGTAAATCACCCTAAAGATCCTGGTGGTATGACAAACTTAGGGGTAACAAAAGTTACTTATGATCAATTCACAGGGCGCAATAACACTAAAGCGCAAATGATGGCGATAACTTATGATGATGTTGCGCCACTTTACAAAAAAAATTACTGGGACAAAGCCAAGTGTGACGAACTACCAAGCGGCCTTGACTGGGCTGTGTTTGACTGGGGCGTAAACTCTGGAATGGCTAGGCCAGTAAAAGCAATGCAAAAAAGTATCAAGACTACCGTTGACGGTGGTGTTGGCCCGATGACACTTGCAGCGGTTAATGCAGCCGATACTGAAAAGACAATAAAAAGCATTAACACTCAAAGACAAAAGTTCTATGAAAGTTTAAAAACTTTTGAAACTTTTGGAAAAGGTTGGACACGCCGTAATAAGGAGACCCTTGAGCAAGCACTCAAAATGTTAGAGTAGAAAGTAAAAGAGGTCACTATGCTGGCAGAACTTGCCGCT